ATATTGGGCCTTAACATACCGGTTAACCCACGGATGGTCTTCACCGTACATTTTGACAAAGTTGTCATAGTATGTTCTTCCTTGCTCGAGACGCCGCGGGTTGTCAATCGGGAGTTTGATTGTGTCCTTTGTCTGCAGTAGAAAGTTCAAGTTTTCCGCGTTCGGCGATAGCCCCGATGGCTGAATAAATTTCTGCCAGTTGTTTGGCAAGTCCTCCATAAATTTGTGCCACGGGGTCAGTTCCGTTGGCATGTTGGTGTCGGCTATCATCCCATGCCAGGTGGGCGCTCCACGTCGACCGCTGGGATACCGGCCTAGTCGGCCTGATATAGGCCCCACAACGTCCAAATTCATTTCGATGCACTCCGACAACCATGCCGCCGTTAGCTGCATCGACAACAATCGTGCTTGATCTTGAGCGTCCTCGAGAGGGATGAAGATCCATTCTGATTTTACCTTTGTGCCGTCTTCGAGAGGGAAGTCGACGTGGAATGTGCCTTCGGAGACTTTCCAGATGCCCGGGCCACCGTCGCTAGAGAGCCAATTTTCGCACTCTTTGAGGACGGTGTCTTTGAGCTGTTTGAGAGTCTGACGAACAACTGAGAACCGGGTATATCGTATTCCATCTGTGGCTGGTTCTTGTTCAATTGCTCTTCGGAACAGTTCCATGATGCAGGCAGTCGTCTTTCCAGAGCCCACAGGGCCAGCAATAATTCGGCCATACGAGTCGGACTCCATGAATCTGGCAAGGACGGAGCCGTCTGGCGCCGTGAAATTGATGTCACCCATGCCTCCTAAAATGGCGAGAGTGGCTTAAGTTTTGATTAACTCTCCTTTAAACCAGTGGCCGCAATCACGGCATTGATGCTGGACATATTTGCGGGCTTTATTGTACCAAGTTCCTTTGCGAACGGTATGCGCTGATTGACAATTAGGGCAAACCACACCGACATGGGGTCTATGGAAGAGTTCAAGGTTGGGATGGGTAGTCATCCACGGCCGCAATTCTTCGTACACTTGTTCCAATAGCCCGACGTCATGCATGTTGTAGCGTTTCATTATAGCCCAGGCCTTGCGGTCGCCGCGCATGGTGCGTTTCCACAGATCGAAGCCTGTCGTAGGTAGTTTCCTGCCTAATCCCAAATATTGGCCCAGGGCATCGAGTCGGCTGCTATCGAATTGAAAATACTTGCGCGCCGCCTTGAGTGTGTCGATTGACTGGTATCGTGATGGCGGTGTCATTTTGTATCGGATCATCCGGGCTTGTGCTTTACGAATATCGAACCGATCGCCGTTGTGTGCGATCAGGACGTCTGCTTCATCGAACAGATCGCGAAGATCCTTGACGAGGAAGAAATCATTGTCCAGGTTGGCATCGTATTCCGGATAGTCGCAGAGCGCTTTGACGTGAATTTTCTTTTCCCCTTGCCATTTCCAAGCATAGGACAGCATATACCACGCGTCTTTTATTTCGATGATGTTCGTATCGTACAGTTTTCCCCAAAAGTAGCCAAGGGTAGGCGCTGTTTCGATGTCGACGAGTGCTACGCGCGGGCTATTAGTCATGGGGCTTTTCCAATGCTGGTACAGGGGTTACATCTATCGTGGCTGGGACCTCTTGCTCGATCTTTTTTGTACCGATATTGATCGAGATCGAAAAGCGCTCGCCGCTGCCTTGCGGTTGCTTTGTTTCGCCTACGCCCGCCAATGTTGCGAGCAATTTTGCAGTGTCCACTACCGCTGGTAAGGCGGATGCTGGGTCGTTAAGGCGGTTATGCAAGGTCGTCAGGCTTTGTTCAAGTGATGTAGCAGATTTTATTTTGATCCGTTTCGCGGTTGATGTTACTCCATGCCAATCAAGTACCGCGGCGTCGTACGTACGGTTGAAATAGGGATTAGTCTTCACATATTGTTCGAATTGCGCCGCCGTGATGCCGAACGCTTGAAATACGTCCGCGGGCTCGAGCTGGGCCTTGGCGAGCTCGTTGGCCAGTTTGACTAGCTTCTCTTCTGTCAAGTCTGGCTTTGCAATGGATAAAGTTGCTAAACCAGTGTCTTCATCATCATCATCCATGGGGTAAGCTCCTAGCTGGGTATTCTGGCACTGTCAAGTGGCTAAAGCGTTAACGAAATGCAAAGAGATCGCCAGTATCCTACGTTCACTGTACAGTGAATTAGTGGATTTCATCGAATGTCTGACATGGCTTTAGGCCAATCCGGCGTCTTGCAGGTCATTCCGGAGGACGTCCTGCAACAGCAAGAAGTCGATCGCGCCAAGGCGCGGATACAGGCTAATCAGGCTGCCCAACCGGCACAAGACCCCCAGCAATTGGTGTCCTACATTAAGGGCCAATTCGAAATATTTCGTAACCATCGCAACACGTCGGCCGGCTGGTCTGAACGCCTGCTGATCTGCTTGAGGACTTTCAATGGACAGTATGACGCAAACCAACTACGAGAAATTAGACGTTTTGGCGGATCTGAGGTTTATGCGCGGGTCATTGCACAAAAATGTCGGGCGGCCTCATCGCTTCTCCGGGACATTTATCTCGGTGACACTCGGCCATGGGCTGTCAAGCCGCCTTCAGCGCCGAAAATCCCAGACGAAATCCAGCAAAACATCAACGCATTGATGGGGTTGGAACGGCAGATGATTACCCAGCAGCAGGGTAAACCGCCGGATACCAATGATGAACAGCAACGCCGCACCGCATTACTTGAGAGCGCTTTAGATGCCGCTAAAAAGAAGGCCGTGCAACAGGCGCGAGACTCTGATGACAAGATTGAAGATCTCTTGCGTGATGGCTATTTTTATCAGGCTTTTGCTGAGTTTTTGGTCGATCTTCCTATTTTCCCGTTTGGCGTAATCTGCGGGCCAGAAGTCAAGATTATGCCAGAAGTGACGTGGCCGGCCGGCGGCGGCATGCCAACGATCACACAAAAACCGAAACTAATGTGGCGGCGCGTGTCGCCATTTGACATCTGGTGGACTCCTGGTGTAGCGGATATAGCCAATGCGGATATCATCGAAAAACTCAAAATCACACGAGCAGAACTCAATGATCTTCTCGATCTCCCCGGCTACAATCAGAACGAGCTACGCGCTGTTCTGGATGAATATGGACGTGGCGGCCTCTATGATAATTGGGATACTACTGATGCCGAACGAGCTGTTTTGGAAAACAAGGAAAATCCCGCATGGAACCGATCCCGCCTGATGTCAATGATGGCGTTCAATGGTAACATCCAAGGACGTATGCTACAGGATTACGGGCTCGCTGTACCAGACGAGTTGCGTGATTATCACGTCCAGGCTTGGTGCATCGGGCCTCACGTTATTAAGTGTCAGTTGTCACCCAGTCCTCGACAACGAAGCCCTTATTATATCACGTCTTTTGAAAAGGTTCCCGGAACTCCAGTCGGCAACGGACTTACAGATATCCTGGAAGATATACAGGTAGTTTCGAATGCAACACTTAGAGGTTTGGTTAATAACCTGAGTATCAGTTCAGGACCTCAGGTTGTGGTTAACGATGATCGCTTGAGCCCCGACGAAACCGGAGAGGATCTGTACCCGTGGAAACGGTGGCACACCCGAAACGATCCAGTGGGAAACAATGCACGACCGCCGGTAGACTTCTTCATGCCGACCAGCAACACCCAGGTGTTGACCGCGGCGTATCAAGAGTTCATTTCGATCGCCGACGACATTTCAGCGATCCCGAAGTATGTCGGTGGACAGGCCGGCGGCGGGGGTGCGGGCAGGACTGCGTCTGGTCTTGCGATGTTAATGGGGAATGCTTCGAAGATCTTGCAGACTGTCTCTGCTAATATTGATCGTGAAATCATGGAGCCGGCCCTTCTGCAATTGGCCGACTTGATCATGCTGACCGATACGACTGGTCTGCTTACAGGCGAGGAAAAAATCAGTGTCCAAGGTGTTCAGGTCGCAATCCAAAAAGAGACGGTACGTCAACGCCAAGTCGAGTTTCTTCAAGCTACTAATAATCCTACTGACATGCATATTATGGGCATTAAAGGCCGTGGTGTGGTGCTGCGTGCTGTCAGTTCAAACCTGGGATTGTCTGGCGAGCAAATCGTGCCGCCCGATGAAACTTTGGAGCAAATGGACGCACAACAGAAACAACAGCAAGCCAATCCGCAGCAACAGGCAATCCAGCAACATGTGGAGCAGGGAGTTCAGCGAGGCGTGCAGGCGGGCGTACAGCGCATCGCCACCGAACTCACCGCAGGCGTTTTGGCTACCAGAGCAGGAATGCCTGAAGGCATGCCGACGCACATTGGCACGCCGGCGGCGTCACCGGGTATGGGAGCGCCGGGCGGCGGCCCTGCAGGACCAGGCGGCCCTCCTATTCCAGGACCTCCGCGACCGGGTGGCCCGATGGCGGCGCGTGCTGCGGCATCTCAGGGCAATAAGGCTGGCCCATTGACCGGAGGCGGCCAAGGGCCCGGGGGTCTTGCGCCGAACGTAGGAAACGTGGTAGGAAATACTCCTGGGCCGGGGGCTAAACCTATATCGCCCGGAGTTGGTTAATTGCGGTTTCATTTCATAAGCGGCCTCCCGCGCAGCGGGTCCACTCTTCTTGCCGCGATTCTCAGGCAAAATCCATGCATTCATGCTAGCATTCAATCCCCCGTCGGCCAGTGCATAACGGATCTCCATCGTGCCATGAGTGGGGTTAACGAGGCCCATTGGTTCATATCCGACCGGCAGCGCGTGCGGAGTTTAAGGGCGCTATTCTCCGCATATTATGCGGAGATTAAAACAGACATTGTGTTCGATACCAATCGCCGCTGGTGTGCCAACATGTCATTGGTTTTGGATATGTTTCCTGATGCATGGGTTCTTTGTTGCGTGCGGCACCCCATAGCGGTCATAGATAGCATTGAAAGACTGTTACAGACTCATCCCTTGACCCTTAGCACGATCATCGGACTTGAGCCAGGCACGAATGTTTTTGGCCGCGTGAAACGGTTAATGGAGCCCGGCGGTATGGTTGGATATTCTTTAAACGCTGTCCAAGAAGCTTATTATGGCCTGCACCGAGATCGATTGTTAATGGTTAATTATGATAATTTGGCCCAATTTCCAGATAGGACAATGGCTGAAATTCACGAAAAACTGGAACTCCCGGCGTTTGAGTATACCTTTGACGCGATCGAGCCGATCCCCGGCGCGGCTCTGTTTGACCAATCGATCGGGACGCCGGGCTTGCATTCTTTGAAAAAGCGAGTAGAATATCTGCCACGGCAGTCTCTTTTGCCGCCCGTCATTTTGAATAGCCTACCGGTGCCGTTCTGGCTTTAAGGAATTAACAACGGATACGGGTTAAGTTCGAATTGACCTTGCAAGGGTTTCTTGATGACAATTACCTCTTCCTTCAACTATGACCATTCGCAGCGCGGTTTGATCCTTTCACAGGTTGTAGCCGCCCTTGTGGGCGGCGTTTCAGGCCCGAGTGTTGGCCCGACCGGTCCAACGGGTGCAACGACCGGCCCATCAGGCCCCGCTGGGTTCAGTTATACCGGCCCCGCTGGTCCGCAAATTCAGGGACAAGCTCCGCCCGGCCCACTAGGTTTCCAAGGCCCGACAGGTCCGCAAGGTGCCACGGGCGCAACGGGCATCACGGGTCAACAAGGACCGCCTGGCATCGCTGGTCTGACAGGAGCACCCTTCTATAATTGGACGGGCGCCACCGGTCCTAGCGGCGCCACAGGCCCCACTGGTGCCTCTACAGGACAGACCGGCCCTGCGGCCGGTACATCGGGACCTACCGGTCCGGCCGGTGCGACTGGTCCTACAGGTCCGACTGGCTTTGCTGGGTTTGTTGGCCCGACTGGCCCGACTGGCCCGACTGGACTTGAATTGCCGCCGCTTGTTTCACCAAATGTGCCTTATTCTGGATATACCGGAGGTGATCTTTTCATCGCCCCGACGTCTCCTGGGGCCACAGGTACAGTTTGGTTCGTACCGATGTCTGGTGCGCCTACGGGCAGTTCTGACCCGTTGGGTACGTTGATCGTGTCGAAGGGACCGGGGACATAAGATGGCAAATCCGTTTCCTGATGGCCCGCTTCCAGTTATCCGTAATGCGGATGCGAACCAAATCAGCCCGTTACTGAAGGGACTGGTTGACTATGTGAATTCGGGTGCCGCTATCGGCTATACGGGCCCAACAGGCCCAACTGGTTTAGCTAATCTTACAGGACCGACAGGCCCTACAAATACCGTGACAGGTCCTACAGGCCCGGCGAGTAATCCGAACGTCGGCTTGCTGACGGTTTGGGCGCCGATGGGCGCGACAGGTGTCACTGGCCCCACTGGTACCGTGGGCATTATTGGTACATCACCGGCCGGGTTGACTGGTCCTCAAGGTCCAACTGGCCTCACAGGTATCAGTCCTCTGACGTTGCCCGGTGCAACAGCGTACACAGGTGCTACAGGGCCTACCGGAGTAGGACCCGCAGGGCCCGTTCCAACTGGTAAAACTGGCCCGACAGGTATACCAGGGTCTACTGGTCCGACTGGCGCCACGAGCACGCTTGCGGGCCCGCAGGGTCCACAGGGTCCAACCGGCGCGACTGGGCCGACCGGACCAATAGGCCGAAGTTTCTATTCATTCACGCCGCCGACATCTGATCCTCATGTAAAAGGACAGATGTGGAGCAATGGCGGCGTACTTACGGTTTCATCGGGGTAAGACATGGCAACTGGCCCAGAACAACCCGGCTTGATCAACGCGCTCAACTATACGCTTGGGCCGCTCGATACGATTGACGACAATCAATTGTCGATCGTCATCGCGGAGATTTCAGCTATTATCAATGCCAACCAGGCGACTGGTCCTGCTGGTCCTCTTGGTCCAACCGGTCCGGCTATAGCGGGTACAGGTACGACTGGTCCAACTGGTCTGACCGGCGGCGTGCTCTTTCATTATGCAACCGGTATCACGGGTACGACTGGTTTCACGGGATGGTCCGTGTGGCAGGGTCCTGTTGGTCCTGTCGGCGGCTATTCCATTACTGGTCCAACGGGCCCGGTTGGTTATACGGGCGTGATTGGCTTGCCTGGCTCGAGCGGCCCAACCGGCTTGACTGGTCCCACAGGTAACACGGGCACAGCTGGTCCGCAGGGACCGTTGTGGGTCACTGGTCCGACGGGTCCGACAGGCATTCGCGGTGCAACTGGTCCAACAAGTGGAACCGGTATTACAGGCCCAACAGGCGCGCAGGCGCCTACTGGCCCGACCGGGGCAACATCGGCTACAGGTCCGACAGGTCCGACAGGCCCGACAGGCGTTCTCCAATATAATTGGATGCCTGCAGGCGCCGGCACAGGCATTACGGGACCTTATGGCTTCTATTGGGGCGCCGGTGGCACTGGTTCAGCGATCGGATATTCAGGCTATACCGGTCAGACGGGTCAATCTGGCTATGCGCTTGCTGCTATTCCGTCGCTTGGCGGGCCGCCCGGTCCCATGGGCATCGTGCAGAACACGGTCTTCTTCCCGCCGACTGTAGATCCACAGATCCCGGGCGCGGTATGGTGGTCGCCTGCTTTAGGTGCTACTGCGGGCATTCAGGTATCGCCGGGTTATCCAGGCGCCGGCTAAGGGTTGACATTTCAGGACTGGGGTGATAAATAGGGGGATCTTTCGCAGAGGTTCCCCTATGCATTTGTGCCGTAACTGTAGCGCTCCCCTTTCCCTGTCCTTTGCTGATCTAGGGCGCCAGCCTCCATCGAACGCCCTATTGACTGATCCCGAACAAGGAGAAATGATCTATCCGCTCCATGCTTACGTATGCGAAATATGCTGGCTTGTGCAGTTGCCGGCTATTGTTCCTCGCGAAGAAATTTTCAACGATCATTATGCGTATTTTTCCTCTAATTCCAAAGGATTTCTTGCCCAGTGTGCGCACTATACCCAACGCATGGCCGAAATGCTGGCGTTTACCGAGAACCCGTTAGTGGTGGAAATCGCCAGTAATGACGGTTATTTGTTGCAGTATTTCAAAGACTTGGGTATCGACGTGCTGGGAATTGAACCCTCTGCTAATGTAGCTGCCGCCGCCGAAAAACGTGGCATTCCTACAGATGTTGCGTTCTTTAGTGTCGCACGGGCGCGGTTGCATGCTGACGCTCGCCCTAAACCGGATTTGATTATCGCTAACAACGTGTTCGCCCATGTGCCCGACGTCCACGATTTCGTGGAAGGGATACGGATATTGTTGAAGAAGGGCGGCACA